CCGGTTTTAAAATTGCTCCGATTGAAGTTGATTTGATTAGAGAATTTTCCCAGTTGAATGAAGTAGTTACAATCAAAGTACAAAAAACTTTTAATAATGATGTTAGTGATTTTAATTCTGATAATAATGATATTTATTATTATTCAATGGATTATTATTCATCAATATCATTTGTAGAAATTGAAAAACGTTTTAAATCATTTATATATGATATGACCTTTGATGATTATAAGTTTATGTATGATAATGGATATTTGAGTGCCTTGGCTCAGTACAATTTTATTCCTGATTTTGTCTATGATGCTTTTCATAATAATGAAGGATTTTATCCACCATTAGTTCATGATGCTGGAGATGAATATGATTTAGAGTGTTTTGCAAAATTAGCATATGCTTTTATGAAAGTAGCACAACATAAAGAATATTTTGGTTTTGAAGCAAAAGAAAAAAAAGGGGATATTACATTAACTTGTGGTTTATAAAATAAAATTGATTTTTCAATTACTTAATCAATTAAAATATATACTTATAATTAATACTTAAATTTAAGCAATGGGTAAAAAAAATAAAAAGGTATCTCCGCCTCGCGAATTCGAAACAACTGATGGAGATGAAACAATTAGATTTATTCTGGGAAGGAGCCAGGAGCAAAATGACCTCATAGTGAGAAATGCTAAAAAAGAAAATCCAAATTATTTTTGGTTTCATGCAGATAAAGTTCCGTCATGTCACGCAATTTTATTCACAGATAAGCCTAAATTAACTAAAAAACAAATTCAAGATGTATCAAATAAAATACGAGATTATTCAAAATTAAAAAAAATGAATAGTGGATATGTAATTTATACAAAAATTAAAAATATTCATTTAACTGATATACCTGGAAGGGTTGTTCATGGATTAAATGTCGTGAAACGTTGTCAAGTTAAAAGGGAATTTGGGAAAAGGAAACCAGAAACGGAATTAGAATTAAATTAATAAATAAATAATTTTCAGTCCCTAAAATTATTTATTTATTATATTTTAAGTAGTATAAAAAGAAATAAACACAAAAAAAAAGAAGAAACATTAGTCAGTTGCTGGTCGAAGATTTCCATAAAAGAAGACTTGTCCTTTGCGAAATGTATTTTTTGCCTTAAAGGCAGAAATAGCATTCACTCCAGAAGCAACTTTTTTCCAAAGTTTCTTTGATTTTTCAATAGTATCTAATTCTCGCATAGTATCAATTGCTTTCCTTGCGTCTTTATTGCAACGAGCATACAAGTCAAAAAACTCAGTCGTTGCCGACTTGTCCTCTTCTTTGAATACTTTTTGCCAAAGTTTGTCCATAGCCAAAGCTTGTTCAACTGTAGACATTGTCATTGGTTCTTGAATTGAAGTCATGATTTGTAAAGATTTAAAGATTTTAAAAGTTGATTTGATTACATAAGATATAAAAATATCGATTTTAACTTTTTATAATTTCGAGTCCTTAATATATTTGTAATTGTAAATTTATAAATATATATTATCATCATTTTCTAGGTTCGAACTGTCATCTTCATTATAATCTTCATTATAATCTTCATTATTATTTTCTTCATGATTATCAATAATATCTTGATAATTATCATATTTAGGATATTCACTATCACTATCACTATTATCTGTAAAACAATCAAATCCATTATTTTGAGACATTTGATTTATGAATGATAAAAAACAATTTTTTCTTTGTACTTCAAATATTGGTACAGGATTATTAAAAATTTGTTTATTAACTTCAACTGATAATGTTTGAAAATATCGTTTGAAAAATACAGACAAAGATATTACACGATATTTTTCTTCTTTATCATTATTATCAAATGGTGATTTAATTAAAAAATTTTTAACCATTGACATAATAATAATTAAATGAATATTTTGATGTAATATCATTTTTCTCATTCGTAATAATTTTGATGAATAAGAATCAATTTCACTTTCTTTAACATTAACTAGTTTCAATTCATTTTCGTCAAAATATTTCAACCTAGTATTACAAAATGAATATAATGTTTCATGTTCAATATTTTTAATAATTTTATTATTATTAATTTTATTCAGGAAATCAAGAATATTTTTAATTTTGGTATAAGTATTTTTATTTGAATTAATATTAATTTTACTAAAAGTATCAATTAGATAATTAAAATCGGTTGTATAGTTATCTGGATTTTCAAAATTTTTTTCAATAGTTGAAAAATAGTTAATAAATTCTTCTTTATATTCCTTAATGTTTTGTGGAATAATTTGAAAATTTTTATAAAATTCAGTCATTTTTTCTCTATCATTTTGATATAAACATTCCCATGACCAAATATATGGTTTTTCAACATGAGGATTAACATTATCAGGACCTAAAGTTTTTTCAAATATATCTTCAGAAATATAAGCATGTTCTGATTTGTCTAAATAAGATAGTAAAAGAGAAAATGCTTTTGTTTCAATTTCTTCTTGATTTTCATCATATTTATCTATTAATTTCATATTTATTTTTTTATCAGGCATAATCATATTTTCAATTAAATTTTTCATATAATTTTTATTTTTTTCATCCATAGTTGTAATTTTTGTCATAAAATTAAATAAAAAATCTAACATTTCGTTCATTTTTTTAACATCTGCATTAAGATTTTTATAACATGTTTCAAATTTTTCTTCATATGGTTTAAAATCTTCATCTGTTTTACATTCGTTTAAAATATTTTGAATTTTATAAATTGGATTAAAAAATCTTTGAGAAAATTTCGTAATATTTGTAAGATTATTTTCAAATTCTTTAATAATTATAGAATATTTAGATAGAGAATGTTCATAAATATTATTAGATAATAATTTAAAAACATCATTTTTGACATATGATAGTAAAGAAATTACTTCATTTTCGATTGTCATTAATCCATCTTTATAACCAAAATTCTTTTGAATAGATGCTTCTTTAAAACTAGTTTTACCTAATAATTTTTTAATTATTTTATAAAGTTTTTTGAATAATAGTTGTTCTGAAAATTTTAAAATACCATCAATAACATAATGTGAATTATTATTTTCATTAAATAATTCACGACATTCTTTTTTTAAATCTTGTTCATCCAAATATGGATTTGGTATTTTAAATAATTTTGGATAATCATGTTTTAATTTATCAATAAATGAGTATCGTGTATCAGTTTCATTTTTTTTTAAATTAATAAACTTAATATTTTTATTCGTATTCTTTACTTTATATCCAAATAAAGATTTTTGACAATCATTATTTTTTACTTTTAAACAAACTTTATGTGTAATTTTATTTTCAATAAAATGAAAAGGAAAATCAATAGATGAAACATTTTTAAACATATGATATATTTTAAAATGTTTTAAAATTTCACTATTTGTTTCATTTGCAAATTTTTTCATACAATATAGACATTCATTTTGATTATATCCACATGGTAATTTAAAACTTTTATTAAAATCTATATTATTTGCGATATGTTTATGATTATTTAATAAATGTAAATGAAGATTCATTTCATTATCAATTGTATAAGGACAAACGGGGCATAAAAAAGATTTATAATTATATTGATTTAAAAAATTTCTAATTTTTTGACATTCAATTAAAATAGATTTTAGTTTATTTTTTTTTAAAATATATTCTTCTTTTGAACAAAAATGCTTATTAAAATAATTAAAAAACTTTTTTCTTTTAAGTAATAATCGAACGCTACTAATATTTACATTTAATAATTTTTGTAAATTATGAACAAGTCTATATCTTAGATGGTGTTCTTTTAAATATTCTTCTTTTTGTTTATTTGAATAAGTAATTGGAATTAATATATTTAAACCATTACCAATAATAGTATTTTTCAATAAATCGCATCGTTTTTTTTTTATTGTAACAAATTCAATATCTTCATTTTTTACAGAGTTTTCTAATTGCGATATTTTTTCTTTTAAATTTTTGAATTCTTTTTCGTAATTACAAATTTTTTCATATGTAATTTGAATATCGAATGTTAAGTTTAATTTAATAAAAAGTTTTTGTATATTTTTTTCATATATTTCAAAACGTTGAATAATATCATTCATTAAATTATGATAATATAGTTTATTTTGATTAACTTTAACATCCGGGTAAATTTTATGCTGTTCTGTCATAAAGTTGACGTAATTTGTATCTGTAAGAATATACTTACCAATATTATGTTTAATATAAACTAAATATTGATAGTATTTTTTAAATTCTTCAAAATTAATGTTATCAATGTTCATAATGTTAAACATATTTTATGAATTAATTAAGTAATAAAATATTTATTATTTATGATAAAAATAAATCAATTTTTTTTTTAGATATAATAAAATACATATCAAGTCCATGTTAAAAAAGGGTATTTTTTTTAAATATTATTAAAACTTTCAAAAATTGTATCTAATTTTTTGATAGATTTTTCAGTTTCTTTTTTAACATTCATTTTAATTTTAATTATCTTACGTTTTTTTTGTTTTTCTTTTTTAGAATTTGTCTGAATATATTCAGACGAAGTATTATTAAATACTAAAAACTCAGTATTATTATTTAATGGACAAGTTTCAAATTGTGAATTATTCCAAGCATTTTGTTCTTCAAATACTAAAATTTGATCATATTCAAATTTTTTTTTTTCAAGTTGTTTCCGAGTTTTAAAAATTATTTTCATTATATCTGCTTTATTAAATTTACTACAATTACGTAAATCTTGTTCATAATTTGAAAGTTTATTCTTTAATTGATTATAAGAGAAAAAATACTTGCTGTTTGTAATTTTGTTTTTATTATAAAGAATTAAAGCAATTCCATATAAAAAATTAAATCTCTCATCGTGAGATTGAGTTGTCTTATATGACATTAAATAATTTGTTGATAAAGAGAATAAATCATATAAACACCTTACATATGTATATAAATCATTTGATTTTGGTTTAAATGTTAATTCAGTGTGTTTAAATTCTCTAATACTTCCAGAATCTTTACTTAATTGTAAATGTTCTGGAAGAATTACAAAATCTTCTCTTTTTGTATGAAAAACTCTTAATCCTGGAAGAATTTTATCAGGTCTTCCACCATATGTATCCAATGATATAATAAAAGTATCCTTTTTTGAAATTCCAATAATCATACAAGTAAATCCTTTATAATGTCCAACAATTGGTTTAACTAATTTTCCAATCAAATCTGTATTAACGATTATTTGTTTAATATTTGTTTTACATTCTTCAAGAAATATATTTTCCTCATCATTTTTAATAATAACATGAGTTTCAGTTTCTTTAAAAACAATACCAGTTTTATCAATATTATCGCCATCTAGAATTTTAACTGTTTTTCCTAAAAAAATAGGAGCAATATGTAATTTTTTATCAATTGTAATGTGTGATGTCGCTAGTAATTTTTTAAAATTTAACTTATCTTCATTTAAAATAACATATTGAATTAATGACAATAATTTCATTAAATCTAATACTATTTGTGAATAGCCTTTATTAAATTCTTTATTTCCGTTATTAACATACATTCTAAAATACATTTCTAATTTATTTTTGACACAATATTTTTGATTAAACCAGTATTCATTAAATATATCATATACAATTTTTTTTGAGAATATATTAATATTAATCGAATTTGAATTTTCAAAGAAATTATTAAGTTTATAAATTAGACTTGAAACTACATTCTGTGATTGTTTCAATAATACTTTAAATTTATTCTCTTGATATAAAATTTTATCATTTTTACTACTTTGTTTATCCTGCGAATCAATAAGTTTTTTTAATTGACGTCCTTCTTCTGTTAAAGGAATATACTTATGTTCATATTCTACATATGGTAAATACGTAACTGTTTTAGAACCTTGAATCTTACCAGTTTTAGGATCTAAGGTAGGCATCATATTTCTATTATATTCCATTTGTTGAATACAATTATCAATTTTTAATTCCATCTCCTCAATTTTATCAAAATTAACTATTTCATTTTTTTTATACTCCTCTAAAAGAGAACGATAGCGAACAAGTTCTTTTCCTAATTTAACGCAACTTTCGACAGCAATATCTTCATCACAAGTTTCTTCCATATATTCATAATTTACACTCAAAGATTTTATTTCAGCATCAAGTTCCTCTAGTTGAGAGATATATGAAGATGCATCTTCACCCATTAATTCTAATTGATTAATTAATTGTTGTAAACTGTCTCGTGTTTCTTTTATTTCGCATAAATATTTAAATGAAGTTTCTTCAACAACATTATCGTTATTTTCTTCTAATTTTTGATTAGAATACATTAACTCATTTAAATGAGATTCTATTGAAATTGTTTTATTTTTAAGAGATTGTGATTTTTTAATACATTTATCATTTCTTTTTTCAATTACTTTTTTTTCTTTAGATTGTCGTTTATACATTGATGTTAAAATTTCAATCCAAGTGGATAGTTCTTTTTTATTAGATGGTAAATTCTTTAATAATTCGGAAGATAATAACATTTTTTGGACATCTTTTGACAAATCTTTAGTTATATCTGTTATCATTAATAATTTTCTACTAGTTTTCTTTTTCGTGGAAAAAGATTTAATATGTTTATAATAACTTTTTTGTAAAGTTATATACATATCCATTAATTCTTTATCAATATTAATTTTTTTAAAATTTAAAATTTTAAAAATCAAAGAATTAAACAGAACATACAATGAACAGCCTACACTAAACGATTTCATTTTAATATCATATTTATAGATTTTTTGTATAAAAGAGACTTTTTCAACCGGTGTATTTAAAAAATTAAGAATATTTTTTAAAATAAATTGATAAATATGAATATTATTTTGATTCATATTAGAATAAATGTTATTTAGTATATAAAACAAATTGTTATGAACATCATATTCAACTTCATCTTTAAAATAGTTTAATTTTAAAAAATGATAACATCGTATTGATGTTCCATAAATCAAAAATTCTTCAAAATTATTATTTAATAAAGATAAATACTCAAATATATTCCTTTCAATTTGAGAAGGAATGATTTCGGTAAATATTTTATAATAACATTCTTGTTTATTTTTAGTTTTTTTTGATTTTTTTAAAATTTTTCTAGTTTTTTTATATTTTTTAAACATATTTTCGTATTTATTTACAAAAGCTTCATCACAAATTTGAAACATATGAAAATTAAATCTTTCCTTAGATTTAATTCTTTCATTAACAAAAGACAATGAATTAGTATCAAGTAATTTTTTACATTGTGAAAAGTATTCAAAAATATCCATAAAATTTAATTCATTTTTTGGATCTAATTGATAAAATCTCTTATGATATATTTGCATTTTTTCAATTTGTTTTTCTTTTTCATCTAAAATATATTCATTATTTTTTGGAATAATTTTATTTGTATTCATATTAATAAATTCAATAATAGAACTAACATAATTATTCATACTTAATGTAATATGAGATGAATTTAATCCTTGAATAATTGTTAAAATATTATCATCAATATTAAATAATGATTTTTTATTATAATTAGCAATAAGAGATGAAAGTGAAATACTTCTATTAAATAATGTATCATAAAGATTTTTATTTTTACCATTAGGGCTTACATTTAAATATGTTGAAAAAAAATTAAGTAATTTATCTAAATAAATTACATTGTAATTCATATCAGCATATGATTCTAAACTATCAAGATTTTTAATATATCCTTTTTTTTTACAAATATCAATAATATATTGTGAATTCTTATCTATTAGAAATTTAGGAAAATTTTTCGAGTTTTTAGCACTAAATCCAATCTTTTCTAAAATAGTAATAAATTTATTATATTCATCAGAACTATCTTTACTTTTTTGTCTAAAATAATTTAAACAAATTAGTTTTCTTTCCATATTTAATTCAGATTGTAATTCTTCTTTATATATCTCATCAATTTTTGAATCGTTTTTTCTCTTAGAATTTAGATAATTTTCAAGAAACATTATAAATAAGTTTCTTGTAAATTGGTCAAATTCATAAGGTGAATTATATATATTCATTTTTACGAGTATTATAATTATTTAAAATTAATTATATATCTAAAAAATCAATTTTAAATCAAATTTAATTTATTTACGATTAAAAAATTATTTACACTTGAATATGATGATTATTACTAATGTATAAAAATTTTTATACATTAAATTAAAAATAAAAAATGAATTTTTATTTAATAAGTTAAATAAAATTGATTTAACAATATTAAAATTATAATATATTAAAAATGTCTGACATTATTAACTTTTACAATACTAATTCAATTAGAACTTATGAAGATGCCCAAGATTTTTTAAAAAAAGAACCATATTTTCTGGATTTAAAATATGATGGTGATATTTATCGAATAAGTCATATAGAAGGTAAAAGCGATAGAAATAATAAAATTGTTAAAACTTTTTCTGGATTAATTTTAAAAAAAGATAACATTGGGGATATTCTATATAGAGGTCAAAATTTATCAGAACAAATTGTAGTAGAAAATACAATTACAAATGATGATATTAAAACGGTTAATGTAAATGATTGGGAACATATTACAGTTCAAAAATTGTACGATGGGTCACGCATCAAAGTATTTTATATTGATGGTGTTGGGTGGAATGTTTCTACTTCTAGATGTATTAATGCTTGTAAAGCATTCTGGAATTCACCGAAATCATTTTACCAATTATTTATGGAATGTTTAGGTAATTTTAATTTAGAAAGTTTGGATAAAAATAAGTGTTATACATTTATTATCCAACATCCTGAAAATAGAAATGTTATTCCCTATTCAATCCCATCATTAATTCATGTATCTACATACGATAAAATCACAAACAATATTGTGGATATTGATATTGGACTTCCTAAAGCAGAAGTATGTGTATTTGAATCTTTTGATAAACTAATAGAAAATTTATTAACATTAGAATATACATCTCCAGGTTATATGTTAATTGATAATAATCATAATCGTGTCCATCTTATTTGTTCTAAATATGATAAAATTCGTAAATTAAAAGGTAATGTTCCTTTAATTTCACAAAGATATTTACAATTACGTAAATCATCTAGAGATGATATTTCCAAATTTTTAGAAATTTTTCCAGAATATAAATTTATATGTGATGATGTTGAAAAACATTTAACATATATTTGTAAAACAATTTTTCACAAATATCAATTAAGACGAAAACAACACAGAAGAGTTTTCCTGACTCCGATTGAACGAGAAATTCATTATAAAGCACATGGATTATATTTAGGAATGCGAATCCAAAATAATATTAATCAAACAAATATTGTAAGAAGTATTGTTTTAGATGATATTACTCTTTTGGTAAATGGGCTTCCAGTATATAAAATTCTACAACTTTTACGAAACTCAAATATTTCAATCTAATTTATGACATATACGTTTTTTAATATAGCTATATTGATTTTTGACCCAAAATAAGGAACCAATTATTAAAGCAACTCCACTAAAAATAAATACCCATTTATCAATAAAGCTATTTACATCAGTATAAATATAAATTATAGCAAATGGCGTTAAAATAAAACGAATAAAAATAAACACAGTAGTAAAAATTATGAATAGTAATTGAGTTTTGTATTTTATTAATTTAAAAATTTTGAGTAAATTAAACAACGGACCAGAACACTCTCCTAAAAATAAAACAAGTGATAATAGATTATAATATTTTTGTAAAATAAAGCTATATAAAATCATAGCAATACATACAAAATGATGATATACATATATATAACTTTTATTATAAAACGACCAATATGTATCATATATAAAATAAAATAAACTAATATAGTGCCAATTTGCTAAAAAATTATCTTCAATTAGATGTGATTGATTGGCTATTAAAAAACAAATATCAACATATGAACAAAAAGTTGCAATAATACCATGTGTAAACGAATTATATAAATTAAATATTTTAACCAAATTTTTTTGAGTATAAAAATCACCTAAAAATATTATTAAAAAGTATATTGATGAAAGTAAGAATGTAATACATATTGGAGATATCATTATTGTTGGTTAATAGATAAAGAATTATTTTTATATCATTTTGAAGAATATAATTTTTTCAAAAAATATCTCTTTATTATCATATACAGATGAATTCTTGTCAAGGTAAGATATATAATCATAGTGATAAACAAAAAAAATTTGGTTTTTTAGATATATATAATTTATTAACTTACAAATTTTATAATGATAATAAGATAACAATTCTAAACTCTGATTATACATTATTTTTAAAAAAAAAATCCATCTTAAATAGTCAATTAGAAAAAATTATTAAAAAACAAAAGACATCTCCAAAACAATTAATGAATCAACTAGAAGATATATTAGAAAATAGAATTATTCTTTTACAAAGTGTAAAAAAAAAAATAAATTTATATTCATCAATAAAAATTAGTTTCTCTAATTTAAAAAAAATAGAGAAAGAACTTACACAAATAAAAGAATCTGATAAAGATGAATTTAAACTATTGACAGACTTATTATTAAATGGTAATTTAATTTTAGATAATAAATATACTCTTTATGATAATTTTAGTAAATTTTTTAATACGTCAAATGAATTTTCAAAACAAATTATTTCTGAAAATAAAAAAATTACTGAAAACATTATTCTAAATAAAAATACTTTATTTGACAATATAAATAATGAAATAGATAATGAATTGAAAGAAAATTTGAATACACAAAGATTGATAAAAAAAATGAATACAATTTTTTATATTTCACCTTATACAAATAAAATTGATTCAAATAAATTAAACATTGAAATTGATACTATGAAATATCATTCAAATAAATCAAATACAATAATTACAAAAATATCTTATCCAATAATTAAACCAATTGTTATATATGATGAAAACAATAAACCATTTAAATTAATGAATGTATATTCACCAAAAGTATGGACAATTAATAATACAAATTTAAATTTGGAAAATGTTTATAATAATGCATTAATTTATATTAAAATTAATTATTTATTTAATACAAAAACAAAAACTGATATAAAAAATTTACAAAATTTATTTAAGCAAACAGATTGTTTTTTGAAAAATAAACAAAAAGAATACAATATATCTGAAAAAAAAGAAGAGGAAAACAAAATTGAGACACATTTTCGATTTACTAATACTTTTTTAAAAAATATTATAAAAACTTATTCAAATATATTAGATGATGATTTTATATTTAATAAATTAATACAAAAAAAAGATGGTAATATTAAGAAATATTTCATTAATAAAACTTTATCTCAAACAAATCATATTATTTTAGATGAAACAGAAAAATATATATTACGAACATTATTAAATTTATCAAATAATGATAAAAAATTTCATAAAATAATTAATAGTCTTTTAATAACTTTAAATAATGATGAATTAGAATTACATAAATTATTATATGAATTAATTAAAGTAAAATTTGAAAAATCAATTACAAAAACCTTTCAAGATAATAATTATAGGAAAGATACGTTAAAAATGAAACAAAATAAAATAATTATTCGTGATTTTCCAAAAAGATATCAATATATGAAAAAAGTTTTTCAAAAAAAAAAAAAAAAATTATCACAATATAAAAAACAACTAATTGAACAATCTACGAATAAAAACATTCTTTCAAAAATACAGATATCAAAAAATCTAGAAAATGATATAAAACAAATTCAAATAGAATTAATAAGTGATGGAAAAAAAATACTCAAGCAATTAAAAAATGATTCAATTTTTATAACTAAAATTAATAATTTTATAAAAACATTTATTAATGACTTATTTTTATTGAAAAAAAATTTTAATACAAATATAATGGAATTTAAAACAACTATAAAAAAAGTTTTAGTTAAAATACCAGAAAATTTGGAATTATCTAAAGGAACACTTGATATAATTGATGGCGAAGATTTAGAACTTGACTATTTTAATCCAGAAAATTTTTTCATATTATTATCTTACATGAGTAATCAAGATGATAATTTTGTAAATGATGTTTATAACTTATTTATAAAAATATATAATATGAAAGAAAATTTAAATCCAGTATTTGATTGTTTTGAAGATATACAGACAATTTTGAATACTGATAATTCAGAACACATTAACAATAAAACTGATATATGGATGTGGGAAAATACATGGGAAGATAAAAAAAAATGGGAAATTAAAAATAATAAGATTATTAATTATAAAAAAAATTTTTTGATTACATATCCATTTATTTTTACAAAAACAAGTCAATTATCTAACCGAAACGATATTTCTCCATGTATTTTAAAATGGCTAACAGAGGATGATAAAATTTTTATTGAAATGGCTAAAAATTTTCAAACTTCTAAAGATATTGAAAGTTTAGATTTTTTATTGAAAACATTAAATAAAAAAGAAATTAAATCATTTTTAATTCTAGATAATAAACTTTCATTAATTTCTAAATTTTTTTCTAATTTAGGTTCTTTTAGTACTTATGATAAAAATTTAAAAATAATAAAAAAAAATAAATGTTTTACTCCAAATAAAATACAAATAGAAAATGATAATATATTATCAAGATACAACAAAATTTTAAAATTAGATAATGATATTCAATTTTTTGAAAAACAAATATTAATTAATTCTTTAATTCAAACAAATCTTTTAGACAACATTAAAAATTTAACAAGTATTGTTAAAACATCTGGTTCAAGCGTTGAACAACGAAAATTACAGAAAAATATTAAAATATCAAATACAATTTTAATGGAAAAACTATATCAATTTATAGGATTTTTATATAAGGTTCATACCAAAAAAAATATGACAGAACAACAACAAAAACGCGAAAATATTCAAAAAAATACATTAAAAGAAAAAGAAAATTTTGAAGAAGACATCAATATAGATGAAAATTATGAAGATGTTATTACTGATATTGATGATATATTTTAATTAAAATCGAATATTTAATATATTATTTAATAATACTGATTGAAATGGGAAATTGTACTTCACAATCATTAAATACTGTTGAAAACTCATCATCTAAAAGACAGACAATTTTTGGCTTTAGTAGAGAATTATTATATTATTGTAGTTTAAAAAAAAAAAACAAAATTATAGATTTAATTAATTCTAATTATTTCAACAAATGTAATATAAATTTTCAATGTGGGAATGGTTGGTCTCCGTTATTACAGGTATGTCAATCAACTTATCAAATTCATAATGAAAATGATACTCAACAGATTATTAAATTTCTTCTATTTAACGGAGCAGATATTAATTTGTCTAATTGTATGAATTGGACGCCGTTAATGTTTTCTGTTAAAAATAATGATTATAAAAGTGTTAAATTATTAATAGAAAATGGAGCTGAAATTGATTATCGGAATAAAATTGGTTTTACTTCTATTATGTATGCTATTATAAATAATAATGACAAAATATTAGTATTATTATTAGCAAATTTATCATATCACGTTTCATTTATGGATACCTGTTATGATAAAACTATTTGGGATTATGTTGTAAAAAAATCTAAGTGTGAAGCAATTTTAAACGTGTATGCAAGAAAATGTGTTAAAGATATTATTAAAAATGAAAATAAATATTTATGTAAAGATATATTAAATATTATATGTAAATATTTGGCATTTATACAATAAAAAAAATTTCCAGTCCATATTAAAAATATTTATTAATAATAAATATAATGAATAAACTTCCTGAAGATTTAATATATAAAATTACAGATTATACATTACCACATGAATTTTTTAATTTTAAATGCACTTCCAAAGAAAATTATCGTATTTGTGACCAAAAAAAACATATTTTTTTATATAAATATTATGATATTGAAAAATTTTTTATAATTGAAGATAAAACTAAATTATTAAGTATCGAAATATGGGCGAATATAATTAATCAGAAATTATTTATGAGATGGTTAAATCATATAGTATATACAAGAGATCATAAAACATGTCAAAATATTTATAATATAGTATGGAAAACTATCGTTTCACCATATTATATAAAAAAATATTGTCCTACACGATATGATCATAAATCAATCGTAGCACGGATTAGACAATTTAGAGATTTAATCTTCGAAAGAAGATTTAAGCAATATCAAAAAGGAATTTAAATATATTAATTATAATAATTATTTAAACAAATAAATGTATGAACAAAAAACAGAAGACGTAGTACTAGATGTAAATGGGAATGTAGATGTAGATGATAATGTAAATAATAATATTGTCCAAGATAAACATAAAAATAAAACTTGTGTAACGGAATGTTTAGTATATTTTTTACTTTTAATTACATTCATAATTGTATGTGTTTGTGGAAGAACTGTTGGGGAATATAATTATTATGTAGCAAATGGTATATCAAAATTACTATTAAATCAAGATATTGCTGATGATACACTTATTACACAAGGTGAAAAAAGTTTTTATGATGTTTCTATGATTAATGATGTTTGGTTATATTACGAACAAATATTAATACCGGTTTTGTTAAATGAAGAAGATGTTGCTATACAGAACATTCTTCTTGGTGGAATAAGAATCCGACAATTAAGAGTTATATCTGAACAATGTGCTCACCATCCAGAACTATTTACGAAATGTTATCCTAAATGGGCATCTAAAAATGAAGATAAAACATCTTTATCTAACTTTGATACTCCAATAAGTTGGACTTCTTGTGACGATAATCATGAACAACAAACCTGGTATGGATTAGTTGATACTTATCCGGGTTCTGGATTTGTTATTGATATTCCTAAAAATAAAACAGAAAGTCTTGAAATTATTAATACTCTTAAAGAAAATGATTTTATTGATAAACAAACACGAGTAATTTTTACAGATTTTAACTTATACAATCCTAATTTAAATGTTCACACAGTTGGAAGGTTATCATTTGAATTTCCGCATACTGGTGGAATACAAACATATAAGGAAATCAAGACTTGGCGTTTTGAGAGATATAGTGATACGCGAGGGAAATTAGTAAGAATATTTGAAATTATATTAATAGTGATAATAAGTTTTAATACTTTATTAGAATTATACAATTTAAGACAATATTGGAAACAATTTGAAGATAAAAAATTCTGTGAAAAATTGAAAAGCACATCAGAGTCATATTTTAAAAATAAATGGAATATACTTGATATTTTAAATTTAATATTTTTCTGGATAACAATTGGTCTTCGCTTTTATGAAATGAATTATCATAAAAAGATAAATTTATATTCTACTGATAGTTTTGTATCATTACGATATGAACAATTTCTTTTCTTATTAGAATCACAATTACAAATGGTGAATGGATTTTTATTATGGATAAAAATGTTTAAATATTTTACATTTAGTAAAAGAATCAGATTTCTATTTGCTATGTTTGAAAGAACGGCAACTGATTTATTTATATTTGTAATTGTATTATTCCTTTTTATTTTAGCGTTTGCTACAACAGCTTTTCTATCATTTTCTTCTGATGTAGAAGATTTTAGATCTTTGAATTCATCTATTTTAAATTTGGTTCGTTATACAGTAACAGATATGGATGTCCAATTATTAACGAATTCAAGTTTAATAATTGGACCTATATTTTTTGTTTTTTGGAGTTTATTAATGATACTCATATTAGCTAATGTATTTATTGCTATATTGAGTGATGCTTATAATGCAATTAATATTGAACAAAAAGATGAAAAATTAAATATTTCAAAAACATTGTCGAAAACTTATAAAGATTTTATAACTAGTTTAAAACAAAATATATCAATAAAATCTACTTTTTCAGATATTGATAAAAATAACGATGGTCAAGTAAATGCGATTGAATTACAAAAAACTACTGGATTAAAACGAAAAGATGCTCAAAATGTTATAAATATGTTTGACACTGATAATGATGGAAATTTAAATCAACAAGAAATGAACAAATTAAAGAGAGCATTAACCAAAGAAAGTAATGATAGTATGATGTGTGAAGATACGAATGAATTAAACGAAATTGTTAATGATATTATTGAAAATATTAGTATTAATGATAATAGTCAGGAATACATAACAGATGATATTGTAGATGAATTAGAATCTATTTCATTTACTGATGAAAATATTGGAGTACAATATACAAACAGTAATTCAATATCTAGAAATGAAAATTCATAATTTTTATATTAAGAACAAAAACAGATTAATTTCTATTATTATTAATTATAATGGAAATTAATATTTTAAAATCTCAAAATAATGATATTGACTTTTTTATTCAAAATGCTTATGAAAATAATATAAGTTCTTGCACTATGTTAAATCATATTTTTAATTCGTTAGTTAAATCTCTTCGAATTAGTGATAAAATAGATATAAATACTATTAATTCATTTGTAAAAAATTTAATATTAGCAACATCATCTAGATATAACAGAATTAGAATGTATTATCCAAAATATGACGATTTGGTTACTTTCTTCAAACCAATATTATTTATTCATAAAACATTACAAATATATGTTCCATTTTTAGAATTATTTCCACCAGAATTATTACAAATTATATTAAAATATGCAGACTCTAGGGGTAAAAAAGTTATAATTTTGCCTCAAATTAGATTACATCGTCGTTCTGATAATTGGATAAAAGTAGGTCAAAATCAATGGGGAAGAATTTAATTTCTTTTTACTTTTACTATTTCTGCTTTACCATTTTTTAATCTTCTGCCTGTATATTTATTATTACTACGTCGTTGTCTTCTTTTTTTAATAAGAACTATATTTTTTTTTATTTTTTCTTACCATTTTACTATATATATATATTATAATAATTTGATTGATATTATTATAATAAGTTTATAATTAAAATATGTAAGTTTACCAACAACGTTATAAAGATTTATACAATATATTATTATAATTGGAAATAATAAGTACCTGAAATGACTTCATTAAAAAAACAAGTAAACAATTTATTAGATCATAGATTTTGGAAAAAAAATGAAAACATATGTACTCAATATTTCAAAATATGTCAATTATGCGATGAAATTTATAATAAAGGTTTAGTACTCATGCAGGTTGGTTCATTTTTCGAAGCATATGGAATTGATAATAAATATACTAAAAAAGGACATGCTAATTTGGTTGCGAATCTTTTTAATATGGCAATAACTCGTAGAAATAAGAAAAAATACGTAGATGAACTTGGTAATCGTAAAATTGAAGACTTAACAGAAAAACAATTAAACGATTTACATACTCGCTATCCTAATATGTCTGGTATGAATGATATAGTTATAGAGAAATATTTGCGAATTGCTATCGAAAATGGTTATACAGTTATTTTAATTGAACAAGTAGAAGCAGTTACAAAAGGTAGTATGGTAAAACGCGAAGTAACTAGAATTGTATCACCTGGAACTTATATTGAAACTTCCAGTAAAGATAAAAATAATATTGCCTCAATTTTTATAGAAAAGGTAATGAAAGAAAATATTCCATATTTTTGTGTAGGTTTATCCTTAATAGACGCAACTACTGGTGAAAATTTGGTATCTGAGGTATATGATAAAAAATATGACAAAAATTTTGCCTTAGATGAGGCAATTCGATTCGTTTTATCCAATACGACTAGCGAAATTCTTATTAACACAAAAAATGTTGATATGAGTGAAAATGAAATAATTTCTAGACTTCAATTGTATAATCATAAACTAGTTAATGTAAAAATTAATGAATTATCAAGTGATTTCTATAAAATTAATTTTCAAGAGAAATTTTTAAAGAAGATTTTTCCGAATACTGGATTACTTAAGGCATATGAATATCTTGACATGGAACGAATGGATTATGCTAGACTATCATATATTATTTTACTAAATCATATTTATCAATATAGTGAAATTCTTATCAAAAGTATCTCAAAACCTGTCATCATTTGTAATGATAAATATTTAAATCTTGATACTACTACAATTTCTCAATTGAATATTACAAATAATAAAACTATTTCAATAAAAACAAAATATACATCATTATTTGATGTTATAAATATGACAAGTACCGCTATGGGACGACGATTACTAAAACAAAACATATTAAATCCAATTGTTAGTGTATCTAAATTAAATAAAAAATATGAGATGATATCTGATTTAATTACAGAAGATAAATATAAAAATTATCTAAATTATTTGACCGAGATGAATGATTTAGAAAGAATTCATCGGAAAATGTTATTGGAATTGCTCAATCCATATGAAATAGATGGTTTATTACATAATTATAATGTAATTCCAAATATCATTAGTTTATGTAATCAAGATAAAACAAAATCTTTATTAAACATATTTACAAGTGATCCAATTGAAAGTCTAAATAATATTGTTAATGAAATTGAAATCAAATTTGATATGAAACAAATGAAAAAATATGCTTTGAGTAAGATTGAAGATTCTTTTTTTAAAAGAGGTGCTAATACAGAAATTGATAAATTATCAGATACAATCAATGATAATCTAAAATTTTTAAAAAAATTCAATAAAAAAATTTCAGATTTAATTGAGAAAGGGTCGCAACAAACTAGGAATAAATCCAAAAATAAGTTATTTTCTAATTTAGATAAATATGATAAATCTGGTTATTATATCAAGATGACGAATAGTAGAGCCAAATGTTTACAGGTATCATTAAAAGAAGAAGAGTTTATCGTGGTAGATAATAAAAAAATTCTTACAAAAGATATTATCTTGAAAAAAAAAGACGCGTCAAATAAAATGATTCAATACCATTCAATAGATGAATGTTCAGATAAAATAATTCTTACTCAAGAAAAAATGAAATCATCTGCTAAAGAATTTTATCTTCAGATTATGAAAGATATTCATGAAAAACATAATTCATTTTTTAAACAATTAGAAAGATACATCTCAGAATTAGATGTATTAGTCTCTGGATCTAGGTGTGCTATTGTAAATAATTATTGTAGACCAACTTGTGTTGATAAACAATCATCATATATTGAATCACAAGAATTAAGACACCCTTTAGTAGAAAAATTAATAGATGTCCCATATGTTTCAAACGATTGTTATCTAAAAGATGGTAAAAATGGTGTATTGTTATACGGGCAAAATGGCGTTGGTAAATCGGTATTTTTAAAATCAATCGGTTTAAATGTCGTTCTTGCTCAATCTGGTAATTTTGTTGCTGCTAAATCATTTGAATACTGTCCATTTCATACAATTTTGACAAGAATACTTGGTAGCGATAACATATTTACTAATAGTTCTTCCTTTCAGGTAGAAATGCAGGAATTAAGAGCAATTTTACAGAGAGCAGATGAGAGAGCATTAGTATTAACGGATGAATTGTGTAGAGGAACAGAACATTGTAGTGCAACTTCACTTGTAGCAGCCTCTATTATAAAATTATCAAAATTATCATCTAAATTTGTTTTGACAACGCATCTCCATAAACTATGTCATTTAGATGAAGTCACATCTTTAGACAATGTGTCTATTGAACATATGAGAGTATGTTTTGACAAAGACAACAATTTAATCTATGATAGAAAAATAGAAAGAGGTAAATTGGAGAATATTTCTTATGGAGTTCATATTGCTGAGAAATTAGGATTATCAGAGATACCAGATTTTATAATAACTGCTGAAAAGATTAGAAAGAAGTTGATGAACAAATCATCAGAAGTTCTTCCAGTAAAAAAATCAATATATAATGCTAAATTATATGTAAATGATTGTGAGATATGTGGAAATAAGGCGATTGATACACATCACATTCGTTTTCAAGAAGATGCTAATGAGAAAGGTTTTTTTGATGATGTTGCTTATCATAAGAATCATATTGGAAATTTAGTAGGACTTTGTAAAAAGTGTCATGATGATGTCCATAATGGTGATTTAGAAATTAAAGGAAAGGTATTTACCTCTAATGGTATAAAGGTTCTTCATCATCGGAAAAAAAAGAAGGAAAAAAAAGGAAAATATACTGAAGAAGAAATTGATAGAATTATAAGTTTAAAAGATGAGCCGTATATAACTCAAAAAAAAGCATCAATACAATTAAAGAAAGAGGGTATTGATATATCAGTTGGAACAGTTGGGAGATATTGGAGAAATAGGTAAAGGACTGGAAATTTTTTTTATTTATAAGAATGATTTTACTGTATTATGAACATTATCTGCTTCATATCCTCCTTCCAATGCTAAAATTATTTTTTTATTAAATGTCTTTTTTAGTAAATCAAAGACTTGTTTATATAAAGATGTAGAACATTTCATTATGTCAAATGGATCATTGATAATAATATCGCAACCCATAGAAATAATAAAGACATCAGGATTAAAATCTCCAATAGTTTCAAATTTACTTTGAACTGTCTTCAAATAATCCTTATCCTTACTATTTTTACGCATATTTACATTAATAACATTATCTGCTACAAATTTTTTTTCATTTCCTGTTCCGGGATAAAAATCACGAGCAAAGTAATGTAAATCTAAAAATAGTAAATTCTCTTTATCTTTTACCATAATTTCAGTACCATTTCCGTGATGTAAATCAAGGTCAATTATACAAACTTTGTAATTTAATGTGTTAATAAGAAATTGACTCATTAAATACACCCAGTTCATATAACAAAATCCGGTTATTGTATCGGTAGAAGAATGATGACCGGGAGGTCTTGTTAAGAGCATAAAGTCATTAACTAATTGATTATCTTTAATATTTTCGACTAAACTGGTGTAAATAGTACAAATCATATTTTGTAAAACTAGATGAGTATTCCAATTATACGATGTATCAGTGTTATCTTTATGAAAAGAACAACGTAAATTAATATCTGTCATAGATTCTTCACACATTTCACAAACAATTTTATTATTTTTTTGTTTATATGTAATATCAAAAGTTTTAGCATTTTTATATTTATTATCTTTTTTTGGTGGTAATTCTCCCAAGTACCAATAACATTTTCTACAATGATCATATTCACTATTAGCTAATGTATAAAGAAGATTATTAATTTGTTTTCTATCATTTTCATGTAAAAATCGTAGAAAATAATTCACATCTTTATATTCTTGAATTTCTGTAAAATTTTTATAATTTTTTCTTAAAAATTTGATTATAGATGATAATCGTTTTGGAATTTCTAAATCAGAGGATGCAATATGTTTAAATTGATAATAATTACTATAAATATTCATATTTGGAGTATATTATTCGTTTTAATTAAGTTAGACAGAAATAAAATCAATTTTATTTTATCTTTTGAAAAAATAATATCGTCTAATATATTAATATAGTATAATGATTCCAAAAATCATTCATCAAATATGGTTTCAAGGAGAAAATAATATTCCAGAAGAGTATCCAAATTATTCAAAAAGTTGGAAGAAATTGAATCCTGAATATAAATATATTTTCTGGAGTGGCGATAAGATGAGAAAACTTATAAAAGAGAAATATCCATGGTTTTTAAAGAGATATGATGAATATCCAAATATGATTCAACGAATTGATTCGGCAAAATATTTTATTTTACATCAATTTGGAGGATTATTACCAGATTTAGATTGCGAGTGTATAAAACCTATAACTCCATTAATAGAAGGTAAAAAATTTTTAGCAGTTGATTTTGGATATAATATGTTTGAACAAATTGTATCTATGACATCATTAGAACAAATCACCTGGACATTTTTCCAAAATGGTTTACTAGGAAGTACAAAAGGGCATCCATGTTGGGAAGTATTACATAAAAATTTATTAAAAGAAGATATCAAAAAAAAATGGTACGAAAATAGGCTTAAATATATTTTTAGGTCAGTTGGTCCAAGTATGTTTACTCGTTCAATTTATGAATATGGTATAGATAAAGTTGATACAATAAATAAAAGATTTGCTGACCCGGTTAAATGGTGTGATTTTAAAGGTGAATGTACTAGTTCTCAACAATGTAGAATAAAATATCCAGATGCATATACAATTCATCATTATGGATCACGAAATCCAGAAATTACGTGGATGGGTATTTCATGGACAGCTTTTGGAAGTCAAGTGTTTTGTAGATATAAGGATAGAATTATGACAATAACATCTTTAGTAATTTTAGGTATTTTAGCATACATACGAAATCGCGAAAAATGTGGATTTTATAATATGAGTTGTTTAATAAAACGGGCAAATGATGATTTTATAATAATTTTAATAACAACAATTATTTACTTTATGTTTTTACATTAAATTTTTAAATTTTTAACAAAATATTATTAACGTTATAATATTTTGTTAATATATATGATTTCTTTTAAAATAAATAAGTGTGCATTAGAAAATGAAGATTGTTCTAATCCAAAAAGAATGTATAAATTAGATAATTTATTTGGAAATTTAGAGGAAAAATTAAATAAAGTGAAAACTCGTCAAGATTCTTATTTTGAAAATAAAGATTTTTTAAAGCAAAAATTTGCATTTGATATTTTTCGTAAAATGAAATACAAACTTGCGAAGCATACAAATGCACAAAATATTTCAAATGCTTGGTTAAAAATTTATGAATTAATTCATCAATTTAATTTAGTCGATAAAAATAAAAAAAAACTGGTTCATTTTGACAATGCTGCATTTCCTGGTTCTTTTATTTTAGGAACAAACCATTATGTAAAAACTATGACTAAGGTTAATTATTATAGATGGTATGGTAGTTCTTGGATTGGGTATAATAATGAAAAACTAAAAACAGGAGATCTTTTAGAGGATAAATATAATTTATACAAAAATTATCCAAAATTTTGGCTAATGAACAAAAAATATGATGGTAATGTTAATGATATAGAGAATCAGTTATATTGGCGAAACAAATTAAATAATTCGGTTGATTTATATACATCAGATTTAGGTTTTGAAACTGGTGCTAATAATGATTATAGTAAGCAAGAATATTCACATGTTCAACCAAATATTGGACAAACGTTAGCTGGGATACTAACATTAAAACGGGGGGGTCATTTAGTAGTTAAACAATATACATATTTTAATAGTTTAAACATTTCATTATATGCTGTTTTAACAAATCTTTTTGAAGAAGTTTATATATGTAAACCGATAACATCACGACCACCAAATTCGGAAACATATGTATTATGTAAAGGATTTTTAGGTCCATTTAATTCTAATGAAGTAGGATATAAATTAATAAAATTAATTGAAAATAAAATAAGAAATTTTGATATGAAACCTTTAATTTATAAAAGATGTTTATCAGAAGATTTTTTAGATGTAATTATTAGATCATTAACATTTTTTGTTGAAAGGCAAATAACTTATATTAATAAGCGTCTTGATTGGTATGATTCTATTAAAAATTTACCAAATCGTTCCAATATTAAACAAAAAAAGGGTGAGCAAAAATTAAAAGAATGGAAAGGGAAAATTATAAAAACCTGGAGTAAAGAGAATCCTGTTTATAAATTAAAAAACTATCAAAAAATTAGAAATACAACGGAATTTTTAACAAAAAAAAAAAGAAAATAATTATATAAGATTTAAAATTGAATAATAATAATAGTTTATAAAGTACTAAATAATGCCGTTTGTTTCAGATTTAAAATTAGGAAAAAAATATGAAAATATCTCTTTAGAATATTTAGAATATGATGATATAATTGAGCAACCAGAAAAGAAATTTAAAGACTATGATTTTGGAATAGTTCTAAATAGAAGAAAGATATATTTTGAATGCAAGTGTGATAGACTTGCACATGATACTGGAAATCTAGCAATAGAATTTAAATGTAATGAAAAACCATCGGGAATTACAACAACAAAAGCACATTTTTATATGTATCATATAATTGGTGATAAAGAGTGTTATAAAATTCCAACCAAAATTTTGCGAAAAATGATAAAAAATGGAGAATATGACAGAGAAGTATCTGGGGGGGATGGTTGGAGAAGTCGAATGTATTTAATGAAAGTTTCAAATTTTCAAAAATACAAAGTGGAAAAATTAGATTAATCAAATGGTATTATATATCCAATTGATGTACCAATTACAAAAACATGTAATACATCACTAATAATTTCAAATAATTCATTTTTAAAATTTTCAAATGACAAATATTTACAGGGCAAATTAACATAACATCGACATATTGGACAATTATTTTTATATTTATACCATTCTTGTAAACAATTTGTATGAAATTTATGATTACATTTTGTAATAGAAAAATTACAAGCAATATTATCTAAACAAATAACACAAACTTCCATGTAAAGTAATAGATTTATTAATTTATATTATATTATATTATTTATTAACTTAACAAATTATATATATTTTTATGATTTTTGTTTAATATAGAATTACAATAGTTTTATAGTTTTGATAATAATACAATTTATATTGAAATTTTTAATATAGCTTATCCCCTTAAAAATTAACAATATAATCTAGTAGATTATATATATATAGGCGTATAATGTCTATAGATTTTCAAAAGGAGATATGTATCAAACAATTTATTATTAATTGTGGTACCATTGCGTTACAATTTAATCAATCGTTAGAAATTATTTGGGAAAGTGTCGAATTTAAACGCCAATTTTCAGATAATGGTCTAACGATTCAGGATTATTTTATTTTAAATGATTCTCTTGAAAAAACATTAAAATTAATAAAAAATGGTGAAAAAATACGAGGACATATGCTTAAAAGTCATTCAAATAAATATTATTATATATCTACATTAATGGTAGTGCCTAATAATCGTCATTTTGTTTCATTGCGGAAATTGGGAGAACCAATTGGTTCTATTAATTATTTAGATATAATTCAAAGGTTACAAAATGATATAGAAGCAGCAAAAGAATTTTCAAACAATAGTTTTAAATTTCTAGCGAATATGAGTCATGAAATCCGAACACCAATTAATGGAATTGTTGGTATGCTTTCATTATTGAGCGATACTTCTTTAAATGATCAACAAACTGATTATGTAGAAACAACTCGAGAATGTTGTAATAATTTATTGGGTATAATAAATGATGTTTTAGATTTTACTAAATTAGAGGCAAATAAAGTTAAAATAGTAAAAAAGAAATTTTGCTTAAGGGAATGTGTTGATTCTAGTATTAGTGTTATAAATTATAAAGCAAATCAAAAAGGTTTATGTATAAATTTAAGTATAGATGATGAAGTTCCTACTCATATAGTATCTGATTTTAAAAGATTAAGGCAAATTTTAATAAATCTTTTATCAAATGCTGTAAAATTTACTAATTCTGGTTATATTTATATAACAATTCGGGCTATTAATATTGAAAATGATATATTTGATATTATATTTAATGTACGAGATACTGGGATAGGGATTAAAAAAGAACATATTAAAAAAATTTTTACAAATTATGGTCAATCAGATAATAATACATCTACTTCTTGTGGAACAGGATTAGGTTTAGCAATATGTTCTCGTTTATGTACATTATTAAATGGCAAAATTAGTTGTATAAGTACATTAGATAAAGGATCTACATTTAAATTTAATATTCAAGGAAAGTGTATAAACACAATTAATACTAGATTATTACCAAAAGTAAAAAACTTTATTGGTAAAAAATTATTAATTGTTGATGATAATGAAATAAATCGTCTTTTACTAATGACAACAATTTTAAAATGGTCGGAACAAATAATTCCGATATGTTGTTCTTCTGGGGAGGAGGCATTAAGATATATAAAACAAATGCATTTTGATATAGGTTTAATAGATATACTTATGCCAAATATGAATGGATTACAATTAGCAAAAAATATAAAAAAAATTAATAAAAAATTTCCACTAATTGCATTATCTTCTTTAAATGAAGAAGATATAAGAAAAGAACGTGATTCTAATCTTTTTGAATATATATTATATAAACCTGTAAATGAAAAAAAATTATTTAAAATATGTAATTCATTATTTAATAAAAATATAAATATTATTAAACAACAAAATATACCAAAAGCAAAATTATCAAAAGTAATAATAGCTGAAGATATTGTTGAGAATCAAAAAGTTTTAAAAGGATATTTAAATAATTTTGGATATACTAATATTACTATGTGTAAAAATGGTATAGAAGCATTAGATAAAATTCGTGAAACAGAATATGATATTTTATTTTTAGATATTAAAATGCCGGTAATGGGTGGTGTTGAGCTAGCAGAGGTTTTACATAAAAGTACTACAATTAATAAAATTCCATATATTATTGCATTAACTGCTAATGTAATGGGGGAAGATAAATTTTATTATTTAAATAAATGTAAAATGGATAATTATTTAACAAAACCAATTGACAAAAATCACTTATTTGAAGTACTACAAATATTTCATAATCCAATACACATTGTATAAAAAAATTAAACTATATACTAAATGTAAAATACCAATCTTCTAAATAAATATATATTTAAAAATGATTTTTCAATATATATTTATAGAACAATTTCTTTTATAAAAGTAGTTTATAATGTCTAATCAAATAAAAGGAAATAAAATTAGTAAAACTTTAAGTTATATTTTACGTCATGGGGCATTAAAATATAATATAGATATTGATAAATATGGTTATATTAAAATTGATGATATCTTGAAATTATCACAATTCAAAAATAAAACATTAGATGATATTTTTGAAATAGTATATGATGATAGTAGAGGAAGATATACAATAAAAGAAAGTTTAGATACTTTTTATATCAAGGCAAATCATGGACATTCAATTTTAATACCAAATTCACCAATTAAAAAAATTTTAAATACAAATTCATATAAAGTATTAAGTTATGAGTGTACTTATCAAGAATGGGTATTAATAAAAGATTGTAAAGGAATACGAAGGAAAAAAATAGAACTTAAAGTTCCAAAAAATAATTATAATAAAGTCTATATTCGATATAATAAATCAGTAATTATTCATATTAATCTTGAAAAAGCATTAGCACATGGGATGGAATTCAAAATATATTCAAATCGGAAAATATTAACACAAGGATTGAATGGATTTATACCAATAGATTTTTTTGCAAAAGTATATGATATAAAAAGTGATTCTTTTTTTGTTTTTTAAAAATGATTTTTATCTTTATTTCAGTAATATAAAGAAAGATGAGTCTTAAATTAACTTTAAAAAAAATGCCATTTCAAGTAATGGTTACTGGGGAAAAAAATATTGAATTTAGATGTCCATCTAAATGGATTGAAAGTAGATTATTTAATAAAGAAAATAATAAAAGAAATTATAAATTTATTGAATTTACAAATGGATATGGAAAATCTCGACCATTTTTTAAAGCTATATATAATGGATTTTACGTATCAGATAAAATAAATAAGATATATTCAAATGGATTAAAAGTTGAGAGTAATGAAAAAACTTATTGTATAAAAATTGGAGATATTATAGAAATAAAGAATTACGATAGAATATGAGATATATAAATAAAACCTGTTACAATACCAATAATAGATGCTACAAATACAGATTTTTTTTTATATGTTTGTTGTTTAGTAGAGTAATTTTTATCTGAAGACGAGCCATCAAATACTTTAGTTGGAATAGGAAAATTAGTATTATCTTCATCATACATTATACTTATAATTGAAAATTGTATCTTTTTTACAGACATTTTTTATTTATATAATTAAATATCAAACATTATAATTTTAATTTTTTTTACCATTTATTTTTTGTATTATTTTTTGTATATCTTTTTTTTTTCTTATTTCAACTTCTTCTTCTAGTGTATAAATTAATTCCCGAATATTATCTAAATTATACCGTCCAAATCTTTTAACTGTTTTTAATAAATCTTTAAAATCTTTAATATAATTTATATATTTTAAAGACTTGACATGTCCAAAATCAATGATTTTTATATCTATTATTTTATTTTTATTAAAAATAACAAAAATATTTTGAGCATATAAATCACCATGATGCCAACCAAGTTTATGCATTTTCTGAATTTTCCTAATTATTAAATTACAAATTTCTTTATTTATATAAATATTTGGATCTTCTACTACATGTGCTAAATCCTTGCCGTCTAGTTTTTCCATTATCATACATTTTCCACTATTTATGGTAATATTTTTTGGAAAAACTTTTCCATCGATTATAATATTTTTTAAATCTTTTTTATTTTTGTATTCAAAAATTTCATATACTTTCGGTCCTAATGTACTGCCGTTTATTTTTTCTGTGCTCATTATTTTACTTACTTCAATTTCTAAATCAGTTACTGGGATTTTTGTCACATAATTACAAAATTCTTTAGTTTTTTTACAAGTTAAAAAAATATATCCTTGATTACCATAACCAATAATTTTATTTGGAAATATTTTATACATATTATTTACAATAATATAATTTAAAAATAATCAATTTTAAATGAAATATTTTATTTAAAATTGAATATTTTTCACAAATAATAATATATTGTATATAAATATCTAAATGTCTTATAATATAAAACCAAGTGCCCCACCATTAGATACTCTAGACGAAAACATTATTACGCGAGAAGAAGGACAAACAATTAAAAATTATAATTCTTATCAGCAACCAATTCAGCAACCAATTCAGCAACCAATTCAGCAACCAATTCAGCAACCAATTCAGCAACCGCAAGGAAATTTAGTATACACATCTTTTCCATACTCATATCCTGTAAATAAAACACAATCACTATCTCGTTATTATAGATTGCCTTTTTCTAATCAAATTAATTATGCTACAAAACAAGGCCAAAATTGTGTATGTATATATTGTCGTAATTATCAAAAAACAAGAGTAAAATCAAAATGTAGTTTGTTTTCATATCTTTGTGCATTCGGACTTGTAATTACTGGTTGTTGTTGTTTTTATCCATGTTTTCATGAAGGATTAAAAAATCAGTATCATTATTGTTCAAATTGTCATAGATTATTAGGACATTCGTAAATTTATTGTGATTTTATTTCATTAATAAGTCCTTTAGTTCTAGCCCACATAAATAAACCTAATCCAATTAATGCTCCAAATGGGGCTAATAAATGAAAGAAAGCTAGAATAGAGCATTTAGATGCTTTTAAACAAGAAGATGTTAAAGTTGCAATATAAAAGATAAATATTAATATAGATATTGTTGGTATCCATAATTCATAAGTAATTTTTTTATATTTTTTTTGTTCATCATACATATTCATACCTGTCATTACTATTAAAAGTAATGTAGCAGCAAGAAGGGTAAATTTTGCTGGACCCCACCATTTAACATTTACGTCAGAATGTGTAAAAAAAGTATCAAAAACCATTATATATTATCGCAATAAAATAATTAAAATAAATTGATATTATATTAATTTATTTTAATAATATAATATTACAAGTAAATTTGAAATTCATATCTTTTTGTATAAACTATCCATAAATCTACTATAACGAATTATCGGTTCATTATTATTAGAAGATATTAATCTTCGTATTATATTAGATACTTCATCAACATCGTTAAGATAAAAATCAGCAGTAGTTGGTCGAAGTCCAATAGTAACAGTGTATTTATTTTTAATATCATCAAATTTATCAGATATAAGAGAACAAATTTTATCATCAGATATATCATTACCGATAGACA